AAAAACAATGCTTTTGTTTTTACTCCCTGCACCAGGTCGGTGCATTATAGGGGTTTATAGGCTTCCCAGTCCGGGTCGTCTAAGACTTACTTCCAATTCGGAAGAATAAGTCTGGCATTCCTTTGAAGGCATCAAGGATTGCAGGGTCTTCTTTTGATACATAGAAGCCCTTTGTCTTACTAATATAGAGATTTTCTAAAGTAGACATAGAATTCGATTTGAATTCTCTAGGTGACGTTGGCTTAACGTTTCCTTTTATCGTTCCCCAAACTTTGTTGGAACGTTCACGAGCTCCTTTGACTGGACTAGTCACGAAGCTCTTAACTTCCTCTAGATTCCACATCTTAAGGAAGGATTCTTGCCTTGCGAGCAGCGAAGCAATATGATGGAAACTAATTAGTTTTAGTTCCTTTTCGATGTAGGAGAGCTTCTCCCGCGTCGTTTTCGTGTACATCCAGTCCGGAAGTACATCATTAATGTTCTGTAAGTCTATTACAGTACATTTCGAAGTTATCTGTCTGATGACTTCGTAATCATTTTCCCAAGGATAACCCTTAGGATTTGATTGAAAGATTCCTCTAAGCAACAAGTAGTAGCTGAAGAATTCTTTTTGAGGTAGCTGGACTAGCGCCTCATACCATGGCAAGTAATTTGCCTGGAATTCAGGATCCATGTAGCTCATGGTCCTTCCGAGTGCCAGATCGGCACCGCCTAATGACACGGGTAATCCGGCCATTGAATTACTCAATCGAACTGACGAGTAATAGTTTCTCGACCAGAGAAACACCTTAGCTCGGTTGCTTACTGAACTAAGTGGATGCCACTTAACTTGTTTGTTAAGTAGCGAAGCGTGGCCCATAAACGGGCTTGCGCCGTCAGCCTTGACTTTTGATTTCCCACTCAAAGGAGATCCTTTTATAGTGTCAAGGAAGAGAAGATTTCCGAATATGGAATCTTCAAAGGACTTCACGTCCTTAAGGTCGTCCAGATCGGTGACCTTTGAACAGTAATTCTCACAAAACGTGAGACTGTCAGTAGAGATCGAGTTGATCTTACTAAAAGAGCAGTTAAGATTTTTAGCTACTCTACAAAACTCAATCGCGGATTTGCGTTTGAGGTCTAGGAGAACTAGATCGTCTCCAACAGACTGCCCGATCGGGCGGCCTTGCTTCGCTTTGCGGAACGCAAAGGAAGTTATGGCACTCAGCATGAGTGTCAGATGGAGGAACGACATTCCGTCCCCCATGAAAGAGCCGTTACAGCTCTTTACAAGCTCTGGACCAAACCAGAGTTTCTTCCTGACCAGCTCGGTCATGTCGATAGATCTCTCGTGAGTTGCGTAGAGATCTCTAAAGACTTCCCATTCAGGGACGCCTTCATAAACTTCATCTAAGAAGTTTATATTCTCATCGAGAACATCGTGAGGAATACGGTATGTTGCTTCTTCTAAATCAAGAGAGAAGAACACATCGTCATAGAGGATCTGGTCTAGATCTTCTTGTGAGAGCGATTCTTGTCGCGCCCACTCTAATTCATACTCGGCCTGAGTTATGAATGGTAGCTCGGTCTGAGCTGTCATCGTTGTACCGACACAGTCCGTGTCAGGCACATTACCAAGTTTTACCGTTTTCTGCATACCGCGTTGAAATTACGAGTTAAAAATAGTAATATATTTTTAAA